CTACAAAGAAGCCAGCACCGAATTCTTAGACAGTAAATGGGCCAAGCAAGTGGGTGGCCGTGCTTTGGAGCTAGCAGATATGATCGCCAGTGGCGAATATGCGCTATGAGGTTAGGAAATGCCGTTACAGAAACTACAGTTCAAACCCGGAGTTGACCGCGAGAATACTCGCTACGCTGCCGAAGGTGGTTGGTACGAAACCGATAAAGTGCGTTTCAGACGGGGTATGCCTCAGAAGATCGGTGGGTGGGTGCGCCTGTCCAGTGCTACTTTCCTTGGCATCTGCCGGTCCATGCTTAATTGGACCACTTTACAGCAACAAAATCTTGTATCTGTAGGTACTAACCTCAAGTACTACATCGAGCGCGGTGGAGCGTACTTCGACATTACCCCCATCCGTGCCACGGCTACTCTGACTAACCCGTTTACCACTACTTCAGGCTCTGCAACGGTTCTTGTTACTGATGTTGCCCACGGTGCGCTCCAGAACGACTTTGTTACGTTTAGCGGGGGAACTGCGGTTGGCGGGCTTACCCTAAACAACGAGTACCAGATTAGCTTTGTAAGTGAAGACACCTACACTATTACCGCTGAGACTACCGCTTCTTCTACCGCTACGGGCGGTGGCACTGTTACTGCGGCATACCAAATCAACACGGGCAACGAGATTGCAGTGCCTTTTACTGGGTGGAGTGCGGGTACTTGGGGGGCGAATACATGGGGTAACAGCGGTTCTACACTTGCTCCTATGCGGCTTTGGAGTCAGGCTAACTTCGGTGAAGACTTGTTCTTTACCTACCGTGGCGGTGAGCTTTTCTACTGGGATGCGAGCAATGACTTAACTACCCGAGCTGTGTATGTTACCTCGTTAGGTGGTGCGTCAGACGTTCCTACTATAGTCAACAAGGCGTTTGTGTCTGATATCTTTCGGTTTGCATTCTGCTTTGGCGCAAACGATCTGGGTACTAGCACGCTGGACCCCATGCTTATCCGTTGGTCTGACCAAGAAGATGTAGCTAACTGGACGCCTGCGGCTACTAACCAAGCCGGTAGCCTACGCCTGTCACGTGGTAGTGAGATCGTAACTGCTATACAAGCGCGTCAGGAAGTACTGATTTGGACCGATACGGCCCTCTACGGCTTGCAGTATCTAGGTGCTCCAGAGGTGTGGGGTGCGCAATTACTAGGCGACAACATTACGATAGCCAGTACTAACGCAGCGGTTTACTCAGGCAACATTGCCTATTGGATGGGCACAGATAAGTTTTACTCCTACGACGGTACGGTTAAGACGCTGCCTTGTTCGGTTAGAAGCTATGTGTTTAACGACTTTAACTTCTCTCAGTACGACCAAGTTGTTGCAGGTACTAACGAGCGGTTCGATGAGATTTGGTGGTTCTATTGTTCTGCGGGGGTAACGCAGAATGACCGTTACGTGGTGTACAACTACCTGCAAGACGTTTGGTACTACGGCACGCTTGCACGCAGTGCTTGGATCGATGCTGACCTACGGGAAAACCCTATGGCCGCTACGTACAGCAACAACTTGGTTAACCACGAAGTGGGCTACGACAGCCAAGAAGGGGCAACAGCAAGTGCCATTACAGCTACACTAATATCCTCTGAGTTCGACTTGGATGACGGCGATAAGTTTATGTTTGTTAAACGAATGTTACCTGACGTAACGTTTGAGGGTTCTACGGCTGATAGCCCTGCGGCTACTATGACTCTATCTCCAATGGAGAACTCTGGTTCTGGGTATAACAACCCGCTATCAGAAGGGGGCAACAGCAGTGCTACGGTAACTCGTTCAGCCACAGTGCCTATTGAGCAGTTTACAGGGCAGGTCTTTGTGCGAGTACGTGGTAGGCAGATGGCGTTTAAGATAGAGTCCACTGAGTTGGGTGTGGCTTGGAAGCTAGGTATACCACGACTGGATATGCGGCCTGACGGTAGGAGAGGCTAGTGGCGCAAGAAAGGCTCGTACAGAAGGTTCAAGCGCCTGCACTGCCTATACCCAAGGCCGGACCACTTAAGCAGTATCTGGACGACCTGAACAACATCCTGCGCCTGTTCTTTAACCTACTAGCAAACGCTGTTAACAACGTATTTGGGGAGCAGGGTGGACGATTTGTAGAGTCTCCGAACGCTAAGTTCTTCTCTACTACAGACCAGAATGCCGCTCTTGTAGGCACAGCGTACGCATTGCAGTTTGAAAACACGTATTTAGGCGAGGCCATAAGCATAACAGGAACACCGAAGACGAGAATAACCCCCCTTTATTCAGGGGTTTACAACTTTGAACTTTCGGTAGAGTTGACCAGTACTAATGCTAACTCTAAAGAGTTGTCCTTCTGGGTACGCAGAAGCGGTGTAGACATAGCAAATACTGGTAGAATGCACGTAGTGGCGGGGTCTGGCGGCGTAGACGACTTTGAATACAGCTTTACCATAGACCTAACAGCAGGGCAGTATATAGAACTTATGTGGGCAACAGACGATACAGGCATAACAATTGATTATCAGGCGGCTGCAAGTCCCCGCCCTGCCGTGCCGTCCACCTTATTAACCGTAGTTTTTGTGTCAGCGTTGCCAGAAACGTTACCGACACCGTAGGTTTAGTATGGTTAAAAAATCTAACAGAAGAGGCAATTCCCTAGTTACCAATGCTCCGCCTACAGGGCGTACAACAGGAGCAAGTGGCGGGTTTGACATAGTAGACGGGGTTGCTGTCCCTGAAGATCGTTCTGTAAGAAGGTTTGACGGCGCCGAATTAAGCAGTCGTTTTTCAACTTCTATAGGGGGTTTCGGCACGCTAGCCGGCGGGGGACGTGACCAAAGATACACCGGAGATGCTTCCATTACTGCCCCTATCTCTTTGCAGGGGGCATATAATGACATTAGTGGTCTGTATGGTGGAGATGCCTCGCAAGCTGCGTTTGATCAAGCTGCTCAAGTTGATTTAGTTAATCAGTTACCAAGCACAGAAGAAAGAGGGGCAATTTTAGGAGAGGATTATCCATTTGCTAATCAGGCTCTCGGAACTACAGAAGTTACTCAGGATACCGTTAATGAAATTCTTGCTGGAGCTATAGCAGCCCGTCAAGAAATTATGGGAGACACTGATTTCCCTACAAGAGAACAAGAGTTAGCTGTACAAGCAGCGGTTGCTGATCTTTTTACTGATGCGGGTATTGGAGTCGATCAAAGCACAATTAATCCGTACAGTTTAGAGGGAGATTCTCTTGGTCGGTTTGTAGACCGGATTACAGTTGTAGATGAAACTGTTGAATCTAGCAGTTCTAGCGGTGGTGCTGCTAGTTCTGATGCTGCTAGTTCTACCGTTTCTTCTACCGATCCTTCTACCGTTTCTTCTACCGATTCTTCTACCGATTCTTCTACCGATTCTTCTGCTGCCGATGCCGCCGCCGCTACAGGTGGAGAGTCTATTACGTTGGAAGACCTTGTTGCGTATTTACTAGACATACCTACAGGAAGTAATGCTGCTAGTTCTGATATTGATGGGGGTTTTGGCGAAGGAGACGGGACCGAAACGCTAATAGCTCAACTAGAAGAAGCCATAGCGACGGAAACTGACCCCCTTTTAAAAGCAAAGTTAGAATTAGAACTTGCAAAATATAAAAACCAACCGACGGAAACGTTAGAAGCAGAAGTGGCAAGGTTAGAAGCTGAGGCTGCGTCTTTTATTTCAGGAAACCCCACCCAAATTGGGGGTAACACAGTATTTACTACTGACACTTCCGGGCTTAGCGACGATGCTAAAAACGTTACTTTAACTTCGGGTCAAGACATTACAATTATTGATAATGGCGACGGGCAGCCTGCGGTAAACGGCAATACTACAGTATTAACTCAGGCACAAAAAGACGCTGCGTTTAATGAAGTGTTAGAAGGAATAAATGAAAATACAGTTATTGCAGATATTATCTCAGCAGCTGTTGAGATATATGGGGACACCGCAGACGCTGTTGTAGCAGTAGCTAACGCCGCTAATGATGCAAACGTATCAGCAGAAGACTTAGCAAATGCTACGAATACTTCTATAGAAGCTGTTAATCAAGCAGCAGCAACAGCTAACACAACTATTAACAACCAAACCACTGCCGAAAGCAGAGCTGCTGATGGTGACGGTGATGGCGATGGTGCTTGCCCCGCTGGCTCAGGCAAAGAGAAAAACTTAGCAGGGGATTGTGTTTGCCCCGACGGTTTTTCTGAAAATGACAGCGGGGTCTGCAAAAAGGACACTGGTATACTAGATGTAATAAATACAACTACTGGCGCTGTAACCGGCGACGGTGATGATGACGATGGTGCTTGCCCCGCTGGCTCAGGCAAAGAGAAAAACTTAGCAGGGGATTGTGTTTGCCCAGAAGGCAAGGTTGAAGACGCTAACGGTGTTTGCCAAGACGCTGGTGATGGCAATGACGATGGTGCTTGCCCCGCTGGCTCAGGCAAAGAGAAAAACTTAGCAGGGGATTGTGTTTGCCCAGAAGGCAAGGTTGAAGACGCTAACGGTGTTTGCCAAGACGCTGGTGGCGGTGGTGGCTGTACGGGGGGAAGAACTAGAGACCCCATAACCCAAGAGTGTGTTTGCCCAAGCAATAAGCCTAACTTTAATGAGGCTACCCAACAATGTGAAGATGGCGGCACAAGTACAGGTAATTGCACAGGCGGAAGAACTAGAGACCCCATAACCCAAGAGTGCGTTTGCCCAAGCAATAAGCCTAACTTTAATGAGGCTACCCAACAATGTGAGGGTGGCGGTGGGCAAGGTAACTGTACGGGGGGCAAAGAGAAAAACTTAGCAGGGGATTGTGTTTGCCCAGAAGGCAAGGTTGAAGACGCTAACGGTGTTTGCCAAGGTACTGGCACAGGTAATTGCCCAGAAGGCCAAAGTAGGGATATATTTGGCAATTGTGTAGCCCCAGAACCCGAGACAACTCAAGCCGTTCTAGACTTATTTAATGTAGTAAGAACTAAACCCGGAGAAAAAGTAGGTGAGCTTGATTTTTATGACATAGGCGGAACTAGCATTTTTCAATCCGATGCTAAAACAGAGGAAGAGGAAGACCCGCTTGCTTTCCTATACTCAGGGTATGCAGAAGGTGGTATAGTGCAGGATTATGGTATTGAAGAACTTATTAGGTTTTTAAACAAGTAGCGAGGCTGATATGGCAGACGCGTATATTCCAAGATTCAGAGCAGAACGTGCTGTTGTGCCGGGTACCTATGACCCTAATCGTCGCCCGGGTAGTAGCGGGCAGCGGTACTTTAGCGATATGCAGTACGCAAACCCCAACGTAGGTCAGAGGGTTTTCGATAGCGAAGATTTGGGCTACGAGACACAAGCCGCTTATGATGCACGTTTTGATGCTGCTATGGACGCTGCTGTAGACAGAGCACGTACAGTTAACACGACACAAGCAGCAGGCTTACAAGCGGCTAATTTAGCTAACTTGGCTAAGGAACAAAGACCCGCAAGTAAAAGTACGGCTACTGCCGCGTCTACTCAAGTGCCTTACTATAAGCCATCGAGCGAAGATGCTTCGGGGATTGCTAACCTTTTAAGTAAACAGGCGGAGTTAGTGTCTGAAGCAAGTAGGCGTTTGCCAGTAGGTATGACCCCCGCACAACGAGGGGTAACAGGTGCTTTGCAAAATGTTTCTGATGATGCAGTAGTCAAGCTGCTAAATATGGGTGTATTGACACCAGAAATTACAGCGCAATTTTACCAAAGCAGATACCCCGGTTTAACTGTTGAACAGGTTCAAGAAGCGTTAGATCGGTATAATAGCCCCCAAAACAGTGAGGGTATTGGTAATGTTACACTTGGGCCCGGTGTTAATGCAAACGTAGCAAACAGCATGGGTCCACAACAAACAGGATACGCTCAAGGTGGTATTGCTAGTGTAGCACCTCAAGGCATGTACTTAGGCGGATCAACAG